TATTCCTCGTGTTGCAGAGCCTAACAGAAAAGTTGATGAAGAAATGTTAAAGGCAAGTCCTCGTAGATACTATGTTCCTTTAAGTGGCTAAACGAGATAAAGCCACCCTATAATTTTTATAGGCACTATATCATATATAACAACCGAAAGGCTACCTTTACATACAAGCCCTCTAGTCGACATAGAGCTACCTTGTAAATTAAGCCCCCGTAGGAGAAAGAATATGACTGAAGAAGTTATAACCGAGAACCAAGAACCACAACAAGCCAACCCTTATAATGCAAAAAAAGATTGGCATGATGTAAAAGATAAACCTTTTGTATCGTCAAATAGTTTATTTTTTGATAATAATGTTACAACTGAGCATGACGAAAGTGATGCCATTGAAGCAGAAAAACAAAAAGTAGAAGCGAATGAGGATAAACCTTATAAGCGACCCAACTATAAAAAACGATACGATGATTTAAAGTCACATTACGATTCTAAACTTAACGAGTTTAAAGTTAGAGAACAAGAGTTAATAGACGAAGCTGTTGCAAGCAGACCAGAATATGAAGCTCCAAAATCTGCAGAAGAACTAGAAGAGTTTAAAAAAGAGTATCCAGATGTAATGGCAGTTGTTGAAACTGTTGCTCATTTGCAAAGTGAATCAAAAACAAAAGTTCTAGAAGAGAGACTTAGTGCTCTACAGAATAGAGAAAATGAATTGGTTCGCAAAGATGCTGAAAAGAATCTTCGAGAAAAACATCCTGATTTTGATGAAATTAGAAATAGTGATGAGTTTCAAGATTGGGCTACTGTGCAACCAGAGGCTATTAAAGACTGGATTTTTAATAACCCCGATGATGCAACTTTAGCCAGTAGAGCTTTAGATTTATTTAAAAAGGATATTGGATTAGACGTTCAATCAGTTACACAATCTACGTCAAATTCTAAACAGGCTAGACAATCTGCTGCTGATATGATTTCCACTAAAACAACTAGTGTTAAACCCAATCAACAAAGAGTTTGGTCTGAAACAGAGATTGCTGCCATGAGTGTTGCAGAGTTTGATAAATTCGAAGAGGATATATCAAATGCAATGCAAGAAGGCAGAATCATAAAATAAACTATAATTAACTTAAAGGAGAAAATCCAATGGCTCAATTTTTTGAACCCTCAACGGATACCAATGCTAACTTTGCTAACTCTGTAAGTGGACAAACTAATAGTTTCTTTTTACCTTCGGTTTACTCTAAAAAGGTTTTAAACTTTTTTAGAAAATCTTCGGTAATCGAATCTATTACAAACACCGATTATTCCGGTGAAATATCTGCTTTCGGAGACTCAGTAAAGATTATTAAAGAACCCGTTATTTCTGTAGAAGCATACACAAGAAATACCGATACAACTGAAACTAAACTAACAGACCAAGAAACATCTTTAGTTGTTGATAGTGCTAATGCGTTTAAATTTGTCGTAGACGATATTGAAACAAACATGTCACATGTCAACTTTAAAGAAGTTGCTTCAAGTTCTGCTGCATACGCATTAAAAGATGCTTACGATGCTGCTGTACTTGTAACAATGTTTGCAGGTCTATCTGCTTCATCACCTAACCACGTGTTAGGTTCTGACAATGCTACTGATTTAGCTGCCGGAACTTTTGATGGAACAGGTAACTTAGATATAGGTTTCGATTCTAATGAACATGACCCTCTAGACCTTATGGGTAGAATGGCAAGACTATTAGACGATCAAAATGTACCTGAAGAAGGTAGATGGTTCGTTGCAGGTCCTGACTTTTACGAAGTTCTAGGAAGCTCTAGTTCTAAATTGTTGTCAGTAGACTACAATGCAGGACAAGGTTCTATTAGAAACGGCTTAGTTTCTAGTGGTAAACTTCGTGGATTTGACATGTACAAGTCTAATAACATTGCTGCACCATCTAATGCTGCCGGTAAAGTTTTAGCAGGACATATTTCATCTACTGCAACTGCAAACACAATTCTATCAACAGAAGTGTTGAGAGACCCAACATCGTTTGGTGACATTGTGAGAGGTCTTCATGTATATGGTGCGAAAGTACTTAGAGATGAAGCTCTTGTTGGTGCATTCTACGGAATAGACTAATACTTAAAACTTGGGGGAGTCTTCGGACTCCTCCTCTTTGTTTAACACATAAAGTTTATAGGAGTAAATAATATGTCAATAGTAAATATAAGAGATACTGGTCGTAACTCAGCCAAAGTATCTGATGTACGTGAGCTTGCAACAAAAGTTCAAAAACCATCTGATACAGAAGCTATAACTGCAGCTAATACAATTACTGCAGCCGAATCAGGTACTCGTTACGTTCTTAATGTAGCAGCAGCTAAAATACAAACTCTACCTACTCCTGCAGCAGGATTAGAGTATTGGTTTTATGTTGGAGCAACAGAACCCACAGGTACACATACAGTAGTTACAGCATCTAGTGCTAACATTATTGTAGGTAACGTATCTTCTCCGGAAGATGCAGCCGGTTCAGTAGCAACAGTTACAGATGCAGATACTATTTCATTTGTAGCTAGTAAGGCAGTACATGGAGATTTTGTTCATGTATGGTCTGATGGTACAAATTGGTATCTTAACGGACAGTGTAAAGTTCAAGACGGAATTACAACAACTCAAGCGGGTTAGTAATACAGTCTAGAACAGCAACTAGTATTAATCAGTAAGTGGAGAAGGAATTTTATGTTTACTTCTCCCTTACACTTTAAATAAAAAAGAAAAATAATGTACGAAAAAAGAATGAAAAAAATGGATGGCGGTATGAAAAACGCTAAAAGAACTAAAGCCAATATGGGCAGAATGATGTACAAAGATGGTGGAATGTACAAAGAAGAGATGCCTAAAGGCAGACCTTGTTAAGATGAAAGGTGTACCACATTATAAAAAAGATGGAACTGAACATAAAGGCAGCTCTCACAAAATGCCTAATGGTCAATTACATACAAACAAATCTCACACTAAAACAAGTGTAAGATTATATCACTTTAAAGATTTAAGTAAAACAGCACAGAAAAAAGCTAAAGGTAAAAAATAATGGCAACAACCTATTTACAACTCACTAATGAATTATTAAGAGAACTTAACGAGGTTGTTTTAACTTCGTCTAATTTTAGTGATGCAATAGGTATACAGGCTCATGCTAAAGATTGTATTAACAGAGCATACAATGATATAGTAATGTCAGAACCTCAATGGGGATTTTTAGCTTCAGGTGAAAGCGGAGCAACTGATCCTTTTTATGGTAATGTTTATGTTGAAACAGTAGCAGGAACTAGATGGTATGAATTAAAAGAATCTAGTTCGGATGTTACGACAGACTATGGCTCAGTTGATTGGGATAATTTTTATCTAACAACGATTGGTGTAAGTGGAGAAAGTGCTCCACATACAAGTCAAAATTTAAAATTTTTAAATTCTACAGACTGGGTAAGATATAGAAGAGAAGAAGAAAATGCAGATGATTCAGATAGTCAAAGTTATGGTGCTCCTACACATGTAATTAAAAGTCCTGATACAAGAAAATTTGGATTAAGTCCAATACCTGATAAAGTATATAGAGTATGGTTATTTGCTTGGGATTTACCTACAGCATTAAGTGCTCATGGAGATACTTTAGTATTCCCTGATTTATATTCAACTGTTCTTATGGCTAGAGCAAGGTATCATTTTCATCAGTTTAAAGATTCTCCACAACAAGCAGCTTTTGCATTACAAGATTACAAAGAAGGATTAAAGAAAATGAGGTCAAACTTTTTAAATCCTGAACCAACTTATATGACAGACGATAGGCTTTACTTCTAATGGCAACACAACCATACGCATTATCCTGTGAAGGAGGTCTAGACAAATCTTCAAGTTCTTTTGAACTTTTACGTAAACCCGGAGCAGCAACTTTATTAGAAAACTTTGAAGTTGACATAGCCGGAGGTTATCGTAGAATAAATGGTTATTCTGCTTTTGGTAGTAGTAGTGCAGCTAATCCTAGTGCAGAAAATAATATACTTGGCTTACATGTTTATGCAGATGGTGTGATAGCTTGTACAAGTACTAATGTTTTTTTTAGTCAGGACGGAACAAGTTGGCTACAGATTAACAAAGCAAGTGTTGCAAGTACAGGAGACAACCACACAGCCTTTACAGGTCGTAGTGCTGCAGCAAGAACTTCACAAGGTTTAGCACATTTTACAACCTATGAAGGTGCTAGTGATTACGGAGAAGTAATTATAACAGATGAAGGATCAGGTGTTAAACCTTTTTATTTTAAAATGACAGGCACGGGTTCAGCATTAAGTAGCCGTACTTTTTTTGCCAAAGAAATTACAGTTAGCGGTACACACCATCCAAAATTTTGTACTATACACGATAAACATTTAGTAGTAGCAGGAGCAGCCACAGCCCCTAATACTATTTTTTATAGTAACACTATAGCAGACTCAGATGATGTAACAGACTTTACAGGCACAGGGTCTGGAAGTATAGTATTAGATGATCAAGTAGTTGGACTAAGAAGTTTTAGGAATGATTTAATAATATTTTGTAGAAATAGTATTTACAAATTAATAAATATAAATAATTCATCTACAATAGCTATACAACCAATTACAAAAAACATAGGTTGTTTAGATGGTAAAAGTATTCAAGAGATTGGTGGTGACTTAGTATTCTTAGCACCAGATGGTATTAGAACATTAGCCGGTACAGTAAGAATAGGTGACGTTGAACTAGGCACAGTTAGTAAAGCTATACAACCAGTAATAAAATTTATTGCTGACAATATTGGAACTCATACTATAAGCACTATTGTTATTAGAGATAAATCTCAATATCGCTTATACTATGGAACTTCTACTACAGGTAATTCTTCAAGAGGAATAATAGGAACACTTAAAACAGATTCTAGAGGAGTTACAAATTTTCAATGGTCTGAAACTGTGGGCATAGATGCAAGTGCAGCAGCAGCTTCAGGCTTTAATTCTAATGGTGTTGAAAAGCATTATCACGGAGATTATTCTGGTAGAGTTTTTAATCACGATACAGGAGACAATTTTTTAGATTCTGGTAGTGTTGCAAGTAATATTATTTCTAAATATCAGACTCCAGATTTAGACTATGGGGATTTAGGAACTCTTAAAACTTTAAGATATGCAAAACTATCAATTACTCCAGAAGGAACAGTTAATACAAATTTAAGAATTAGATATAATTTTGATGATTTAGATAGTCCTAAACCTGCTGATTATTCATTATTAATACCAAAACCTTCGTTATTTGGAACAGCAGTTTTTGGAGCAACAGCAGCACATAAATTTGGAGCAGCTTCTGATCCTATAACAAGACAAGTAGTAGAGGGAAGTGGACACAGCAACTACTTTAGAATATTTAGTGATAATCAAAATTCACCATATACAGTTAATGGCATATATATAGATTACGAACCTTCAGGGAGACAATAAAAAATGGCACAGAGTTATACACGACAAAGTTCAATGAGTGATGGAGATACTATTACAGCATCTTTATTTAACAATGAATACAATCAATTAGTAAATGCATTCGCATATAGTTCAAGTAGTGCAAGTTCTACAGGGCACAGACATGATGGTACTGCAGGACATGGAGGTAATATACATACTATTGGCGATTTAGATTTTTTAAACAAGATTGTTGTAGATGATACAAATAATAGGTGGGGAGTATTTGTAGAGGTATCTTCTGCAGCAGTAGAACAAATTAGAATACAAGACGGAGCAATTGTACCAGTAACAGATAATGATATAGATTTAGGTACAAGCTCATTAGAATTTAAAGATGCCTACTTTGATGGAACAATAACAACCGATGCATTAGTTGCAGACACAGCAGATATAAATGGTGGTACAGTTGATGGTGCAATTATTGGTGGGTCAAGTGCAGCAGCTATTACTGGTACAGCTATTACAGGCACAAGCTTTGTAATAGGTTCAGCAAATATATCTGAAGCAGAACTAGAAACAATTGATGGAGTTACAGCAGGAACTGTAGCAGCTTCTAAAGCTATTGTAGTAGATAGCAATAAAGACATTGCAAGTTTTAGAAACATTACACTTACTGGAGAACTTGATGCAGGTTCGTTAGACGTAAGCGGAAATGTAGATGTCGATGGTACACTTGAGACAGATGCTATATCTATTAACGGAACAGCCGTTACATCAACTGCAGCAGAGCTAAACATTTTAGATGGTGTTACGGCAAGTGCAACAGATATAAATCTTATAGACGGAATTACAAACGGAACTGTTATAGCTAGTAAAGCTATTATAACAGATTCAAACAAAGACATAACTGGTGGTCGTAACATTACGATTAGTGGTGAGTTAGATGCAGCTACATTAGACATATCAGGTGATGCAGACATAGATGGAACACTAGAAGCTGATGCAATTACTATTGGTGGTGTTACACTAGCAGAAACAATTAGTGATACTGTTGGAGCTATGGTTAGTTCTAA